AGGGGTGAGGGACCGAGCCTTCTGATTAGCAACGGAGAGTGATTTGAAGCCAGACCGGATGTGGAGGTTTGGCTTTTTCTGTTATTGCCAGCGTCAATTTTTCGGGAGCATCGCCCGCTTTCCAGGAAAAAGGTAATTGGCCAGCTCCCGTTGAATATTTGGAGCGCGGTCCCTCACCTCTGCCCCTCTCCCGGAGGGAGAGGGGACTGCTTCTTTTTCACTGGCGGTGCCGCTGCCGTAGGGCGGATGCAAGCCGCCATTTTCTTGAATATCACCCCGCCCCTCGGCGGTTTTCAACCGCTCCACATTTCCTACAGGATTTCCTCATGCATATCGACGGCCTGCTGCAACTCATGCGGCGCGAGGCGCTGAAGGTCATGGGCGAGCATCGCACGGCGAGCCTGGCCTACGTTAAAAGTTATGACCCGAATACCTACACCGCGAAGGTGATCCTGCAACCCTGGGGAATCGAGTCGGGCTGGCTGCCCATCGGGGCGCTGGCGGTGGGCGATGGCTGGGGCATTTATGCGCCACCTTCGGCGGGCACGGCGGCGAGGCCGGGCGACCAGGTAACGGTGGTTTACGTGGACGGCGAGCCGGCTTTTATTTCGCACCGCATTTTTTTTGGCGGCGATCCGCTGACGGTGCCAAGCGGGGAAGTCTGGGTGGTGCACGAGTCGGGCAGCTTTATCAAGCTGACCAATGACGGTGCGCTGGCGCTGGCCGACGCCAATAACAATACGGTGGTGCTGAACACGTCCGGCGTCACCATTACCGGGCCGGCGGCGATCAATATTGTGAGTACGGCAGCAGTGAATGTGCAGGCGCCGACACTGACGGTCAGTGGAAACCTGACGGTGGCCGGCAATATTACGGCGGCGAATATTGCGGTGAGTGGCGCGGCAACCGGCGGGTTGGCCGTGGAGGGTGGTTTGAGCGTGGCGGGCGCTACGGCAATGACCGGCGCGCTGGCCGTGAGTGGTGCGGTAACAATCGGCACCGAGGCGGCGCCTGGCAACCTGATTGTGAACGGTACCATCAGCGACAGCAGCGGCAGCGTGGGGACACTATGAGTACTCTTCTCGATATCAACCACAACATCGGCGGCGACGTGCAGGTGACGGCGCAGGGCGATCTTGCGCTGGCGGGCGGCCTGCTGCGCCGGCAGCAGCGGATTTTGCGCCGGCTGCTGACCAATCCCGGCGATTATTTGTGGCACCCGGACTATGGCGCGGGCCTCAAGCAGTTTGTGGGCAGCACCAGCAGCACGGCGCAAATTGTCGGTGTCATCCAGGCGCAGCTGGCGCTGGAGGCGGGTGTGGGCAGTATGTCGGTGAGCGTGCAGCCGCTGCTGAACGGGCTCACTGTCAGCATCAATTACACCGATACGGAAACGAATCAGCCCACGGTCCTGAGCTTTGAGGTGAATCAGTAATGGCAGTCACGACGCAGACATTTACGACGCTGGTGGAAAATATTGTAACAACGGTGCAGGGCCGGGCGGCGGCGCTGGTGGACACGACCATAGGCTCGGTGCTGCGGGCGCTGCTGGAGGCGTTTGCGGCGCAGCTACTGTGGTTGCAGGCGCAGTTGCTGACGCTGCTGGCGACCACGCGGGCGAGCACCAGCACGGGCAGCGATCTCGACAGCTGGATGGCGGATTATGGCCTGGCCCGGCTGCCGGCCGCAGCGGCCACGGGCAACGCGCTGTTTGCGCGCTACACCGCGACGGCGCCGGCCTTTATCGCGGTGACGGGCACGCAGAATGCCGATGGTTCGGTGAGCGGCACGGCGGTGGTGCAAACGCAGGATGGCGCGGTGCAATACGCGGTGCTGGCTGATACGACCAATGCCAATTTCAATGTGGCGCTGAATCAATACACGCTGGCGGCAGGCACGGCGAGTATTCCGGTGCTGATCGGCGCGCTGGCGGCGGGCGTGGCGGGCAATGCGGGGGCGGGCCAGATCAACACGCTGGCGACGGCGCTGCCGGGCATCGACACGGTCGGCAATACGCTGGCGTTTGTGAACGGTCTTGATGCGGAGGCCGATGCGGCCTTTCGTATCCGCTTTCAGCAATACCTGGCCAGCCTGAACAAAGCCACGCTGACGGCGGTGACGGAGGCGGTGGAAAGCGTGAAAGACGGCGCCAGCTGCGATGTGGTGGAAGGCATTGACTACAGCACCGGCAACCCGCGCCCGGGCTATTTTTATGTGGTGGCCGACGACGGCAGCGGCCATCCGGGCTCGACGTTTCTTGAGAGTGTTTTCAGCGCAGTCGAGGCGGTGCGGCCGCTCACCACGGTGTTTGAAGTGCAGGGGCCGACGCTGGCCGTGGCCAATATCACCCTGACCCTGCAGCTGGCCAGCGGCTATGACCCGGTGGCGACGCCGGCGGCGGTGGAGGCGGCGCTGACGGCCTTTGTGGCGGCGCTGCCGCTGGGCGCGGGCCTGCCTTTTAGCCGGCTGGCGCAAATTGCCTATGACGCGAGCGGTGGCATTGAAAATGTCACCGGCATCCTGCTGAACGGCAGCACGGTGGATATGGCGGCGGCGCCCAAGCAGAGCGTCAAACCGGGCACCATTACCGCGACGGTGGCGTAAATGACAGGCGATATCGACGATTGCTACGGGCGGCTGCTGAACGCGCTGCCCACCAACTGGTTCACGGGGCCGGTTATTACGGCGCTGCTGTATGGTGCGGCCTGGGGCCTGAGTTTTTGTTACGGGCTGCTGGCCTGTATTGCGCTGCAAACGCGCATTGCCACGGCGAGCGACGGCAACCTGGACATGATTGCCGGCGATTTTTTCGGCATGTCCTTGCCGCGTAGCCTGAATGAGTCCGACAGCAGCTACCGGGCGCGCATTCAGGTGCAAATGTTTCGCCAGCGTGCCACCCGCCCGGCGCTGCTGGCGATGCTGACGCAGCTGACCGGCAACGTGCCGACGATTATCGAGCCCGCACGACCCGCCGATTGCGGTGGCTACGGCCTGCCGGTAATGGGCTACGGCGCGGCCGGGCGCTACGGCTCGCTGCTCTGCCCCTGGCAGGCCTTTGTGGAGGTGTATCGCCCGCGCAGCATTGGCGTGCTGAATGTGCCGGGCTATGCCTGTGCGCAGAGCGGCTACGGCGTGGCCGGCTGCTATGTGGCGGCGGGCAGCCTGATCAACGTGAGCGATGAGAATATTTTTGCGGCGGTGGAGTCGGTGCGGCCTTTGGCGACAAGGGTGTGGGTGCGGCTGGTGGATGCGTAGGCGGCTGGATGCGGATTGCCGTTGCGTTGGCTATAACGCGGCCCGCCGCGTTCCCGACTTAGGGTGTAAATCACTGATTATTTTTATTTCCCTCAAACCCGCCCTGTGCGGGTTTTTTCTTTGGAGCCTGTATGAATCGTCATCTTGTTTATCCCGGACAAATTCCGCTGGAAACCGATCTGCTCAATGTGGCAAAGGATGCCTATGTGGGCCAGGCCAAGCTGGCGGAGGCCATGGTGGGCAGCACGCCGGTTCTGGCGGGTTTTGCGGTAACGCCGACCAGCCCGGCCAGCCTGACGGTGCAGATTGCACCGGGGCAGATTTATTTGCCGCAGGAACTGGACCCCAGCGACTACAGCTCGCTGGGCGAGGACACCTCGACCGTGATCAAGCAGGGTCTGGCGCTGACGGCGCAAACGCCGGCGCTGGGCACGTTTGCGGCACCGGGAACGGCGGGGCAGTCGATCAATTACCTGATCCAGGTGGGCTATCAGTCGTCTGATACCGGCCCCACGGTGCTGCCGTATTACAACAGCAGCAGCCCGACCCTGGCCTGGAGCGGCCCGGATAATTCCGGCAGCAGCCAGGCGACAGTTCGCGCCGATCAGGCGATGGTGACGGTACTGGCAGGTGCGGCGGCGACCACGGGCAGCCAGATTACGCCGACGCCGGGCGCGGGCTGCGTGGGCGCTTATGTGGTGACGGTGGCCAATGGCCAGGCCAGCATTACCAGCGGCAATATTTCGGTGTACAGCAACACGTCTTTTATCGGCAACCAACCCGCCGGATTTTCACTGAATGCGCTTGCTCCGCTGGCGAGCCCTGCCTTTACGGGCAACCCGACGGCGCCGACGCAGGCGCCGGGGGACAATAGTGGCAAGTTGGCGAGCACGGCTTTTGTTGCTGCCGGCCTTGCCACGGTGGGGGCAATAACGGGGGAGGTCAAGCTGTGGACTGTCAACTCAGCACCGTCAGGCTATCTGGAGTGTGATGGCTCGGCAATCAGCCGTAGCACCTATGCAACGCTCTTCTCCGTTATCGGGGTAGCGTTCGGGGTGGGCGATGGCACCACCACGTTCAATCTGCCCGATATGCGCGGCATGTTTGCGCGTGGCTGGGACCACGGGGCCGGTGTTGACAGTGGTCGCGCGTTCGGCAGCACCCAGCAAGATGCGCTGCAGGAATTTAGCGGCACATTCAACGCTTCCACGGAGAGTGCGGCAGTTACTGGGGCGTGCAGCGAAACGATTGGCGGTACTTCTGTGAGCTACAGCGTCGGCGGCAACAACTTGTCCAATGTGACCGTGACTATTGACCCCGGTCTAGAGGCCAGGACCGCAACAGAAACACGTCCGAAGAACATCGCCCTTATGTACATCATCAAGACCTGAGCGGAAGTGAACCATGGCAATCCTCCAATCCATCGGTGCCCGGCTCGATATTGTCGTGCGTCAGGGTGTGCAAAGTTCGGTCATCAATGCCGCCGCCACCGACTCGACCGGCGCGGCAATCAACCTGAGCGGCGTGATGCCGGGCGGCACCATTCTCGACAGCCGCAACAATGTGGCCGGCACGCTGAGTGTCGACACCACACAGCTGGCCGCGGGCATTGTGCGCGCCTGGGTGGCCGACACCACCTCGGCTGCACTGGCGCCGGCGCCACTCGGCGCTGCCGCAAGCTACAGCTATTTCATCAACCTGACTTTTCCTGACAGCACCGTACAACCGTTTTTATACGGTACCTTGCGCGTTATTACGGGAGCCGGGTGATGAGCGACATCTGCATCAAGGTCACGGTCGAGCCGGTTTACGACATGACGCTGACAGCCGATTTACCGTTTGATGTAGCCGTTCGGCTGGAGTCCATCCAGGGCATCGGTATTGCGGGTGTGGCCGTCAATGATGAAAGCCATCTGGTGGTGACGCTGAGCAATGGCGCGATCATTGATGCTGGAGAAACCTGGCCGGCAGCGAGCGTAGCGGCGGCTATTGCTGCCGGGGCCGCATTTACGTTCACCCAGGTCGCCCCCGCGCAAAACTGGTATGTGCAGCACAACCTGAACCGGCCTGCGCCGGATGTGAATATTTCGGTGGCTGGCGAGAAGGTATCGGCCGACGTTTCCTACACCGACAACAACAACCTGATTGTCCTGTTCACGACCCCCGTGGCGGGTGTGGCGCAAATCAACTGAGGATGCAGCATGAAATATTTTGAAGTAATGGACATGACCAACGGGCAGATCATCAATCTGCCGAACGCGGTCAACTCGGGCGATGCAATGCCTCTGGCGCAGGTGCAGGCGCTCATCCAGTCGGCGCTGGGCACGCTGGATGCGAAGCCCACTTGCCTCACGGTGTCTACGGCCAACATTACGCTGAGCGGTGCGCAAACCATCAACGGTGTGGGTGTTGCTGCCGGTCAGCGTGTGCTGGTGGCGGGCCAGACGGTGAGCAGCCAGAACGGTACTTACGTTGTTGCCAGCGGCGCCTGGGCACGGGCGAGTGACGACAGTGTGGACGAGATGACGCCGGGCGCTTTTTTCCCGGTGCAGTCAGGAACTGGCGCGACCTATGACGGTACGCTGTGGCAGCTGACGACGCCAGCGCCGATCACCGTTGGCACGACCAGCCTGACGTTCAAGATGCAGTACAACCCGAACAGCACGGTCAACAAGATATCGGGCACCTTCGGGGATGGCGTCAGCAGCAGTTTCACCATCACGCACAACCTGAACAATTCCCGGCCGCATGTGCAGTTCTTTCTGGTCAGCACCGGCGAGCCGATTACCTGCGACTGGACCGTTGCCAGCGTCAACGCGATCACTGTCGGCACTTTCCTGTCTGCTGTGGCGTCGAATGCCATGGCTTATGAAATTGTGGGGTGATCCATGAGGGCTCTGAGTCCAGTCGGGCTTGCATCGGCATCAATTGCGGTTGGTGCAACAACACCAACGCCGAGCGACAGTTTGCCCGCCATTCTGTGGAGTACGCTATACGGCTGCATGATGGTCTGGAATGGCAGTTCCTGGTCTCAGGCAACGTACCCGTCATCTACTTTTGCATCATTGCCCGCTGCTCCGGCAACGGGTACTATTTTCAACGTGACCGACATTGGCACGGGTGCTCTGATGCGGTTCAACGGAATCCTGTGGGTTCCGTATTCCGGCGGCTGGATAAGTTTACAGAATTCCGGCTGCACG